GAGCGTCAAGCGATTAACCAAGATGCAATCGTGAAGTTGTACGGTTGGGCTGGTAACTTGACTACTTCTAACAGCTTCCTACAAGGACTCTTGACAGGTAGTTAATGGATAGGGGGAAACCCCTATTTATACCGTCTAATTAATTAATAAAGGAAATAAATCATGGCATTTACAACACTACCGATTGCAGGTATTGACCTCAATGACACACAAACCGTTGCAGAACAGGCTACTTTGTCTGGTTTAGTAACATTTGGCCCACTCGGAGCAGAAACTTTTGCTTCTGATGGTTTGCGTTATGTATGGGCAAAAGCTGGTGAGGCTATTACAGCTTCAACAGCTACTTGCTCTATTAACACAACCACTTTTGTTGCTACCGCTTCTGCTGGTACTTACAAAGCTCCATCTACCACAATGGCTTCTGGCGATTATGGCTGGTTCAGCAAGGCTTCAGTCTAAAAAATTGAAGATGTAGTAAAAACGGGGATTCCCTCACAAGGGGAGTCCCTTTTATTTTTTATAACCCCCTAACCACTTAGGAGCATTAAAAATGGCTATTGATAGCGATATTCAAGGTGCAGATGCACGATTAGCAGTCCAATTCTATAAAAAAAGCGTTAAGCAAGACATTGCCTCTGATGAAGCTGGCAGACCAATTTTTAAAGAATTTGATTTCGTAAAGATTATGATTCCTGGCGATAATTTGACAGAAATTGACACATACGCCCAAGAGTCCCATAAACAGCGTTTTCCACGCCAATGGGCGCATTATCAAAACCAAGTAGCAAGCCACGAAGATATTGTAGGTACACCGCTAGAGCAATGGCCTCAAGTTACTCGTAGTCAAGCAGAAGAATTGCGTGGACTTAAATTCCACACAGTAGAGTCTATTGCTGACTGCTCTGACCAGCAATTACAGCGTATTGGTATGGTTGCAGGTATGTCACCATATAATTTCCGTGAAAAAGCCAAAGCTTTCTTAAATTTAGCCACAAAATCTGCTGATGTAGCACAAAGAGAAGCGGAAATGCAAGCACTACGCTTGGAAAATGATAAAATCAAGGCTGAAACAGATGCGAAGCTTGCCAAAATGCAGGAACAAATGGAAGCGTTACTTGCGGCTGTTGCGGAAAAATCTCCAAAATCTCGCAAACCGAAAGTAGTAGAGGCCTAATATGTCCCAAACGATGTTGCAACTTGTCCAGCAAGTCACCGCAGAACTTAACCTTGCCGTACCTACCTATGTAGCTGGTAATCAGTCCCAAGATGTGCAACAAATCTTGGCTTTGATGAATGGCGCAGGGTATGAATTGGTTAAAGAATACGATTGGCAAGCTTTACAAGTGCAATATCGTTTCTACACACAGGCTATTACTTGCAATGCAACAAGCGTCAATGGCTCTACATTATTAACTTTACCAACCGTTACAGACATTAGCGCTGTTACAAGCCAATGGCAAATTACTGGTTATAACATTAACCAAGACACCAATGTAGTAACTGCTAATAACTCAACTCAGCAAATTGTGATGAGTCAAATGGCTTCTGGGACAGGCACAGGAAGCATTGTTTTAGGACAAACCGCTTATGATTTGCCACTTGACTTTGAAACCATTACAGACCGTACTCAATGGGATAAATCGAAACATTGGGAAAGTTTAGGGCCTGAAAGCCCACAACAATGGCAATGGTTAAAGTCTGGTTATATTTCAACTGGCCCTCGTATTCGTTGGCGTATTTTGGACAATCAATTCCAAATTTGGCCTGTAATGAATACAAACGAATACCTTGGTTGGGAATACCGTAGTAAAGGTTGGGCAAGGTCGTCTACTGGCGCTGTTAAAAACAGTTTTACTGTTGACTCAGACACTACCGTATTTGATGACCGTTTAATGGTTTTGTATACAAAACTTAAATATTTTCAAGTGAAGTCTTTTGACACAACTGCGTTAAACCAAGACTATATGCGATATTTAAGCGTTATTAAAGCTAATGACAAAGGTGCGCCAAACCTGTCATTTGCTCCATACCCAAGCAAAGTGCTTATTGGTTATGCCAATATTCCTGATACTGGTTATGGAAGCTAATCATGGCGCAACCTAAAGGTCGTACCGCAGTAACAGCCTCGGTTTCTAGCCCTATTGGGGGTTGGAATGCTAGGGACTCTATTGCTGAAATGCCACCGCTAGACGCTGTGGTATTAAACAATATGTTTCCTACTCCTACTGATGTGCAATTGCGCCTTGGCTATACCAAAGCTAGTGTTTTAACCACAACAACTGGTGTAAGAACTATCTCTAGTATTACTATTTCTGGAATTACTGCAACCCTTACTACCGCAACTGCACATGGGCTGTCTACTGGAGCTACAGTTTCAATTACTGGGGCTACTCCTTCTGGATATAACGGTGTTTACACAATAACTGTAGTAAATTCAACGACTTTTACTTATAAACCTATTGCTGTCCCTACAGGGAGTGCTTCAGTAGTTGGCGTTTATGCAATAGGAATAACAACTCCAATTAATTCTTTAATGAATTATGCTGGGCCTAGCACGCAAGACTTATTTGCTGCTGCTGGCACTAGCATTTATGATGTTTCTGGCAATGTTGGCGTAGCCGTCAAGACTATTTCTAATGACAAAATGCAGCATGTTAATGTAACAACTGCTGGCGGTCATTTTTTAGTAGCTTGTAATGGTACAGACGCTACAACCTTTTATGACGGCACAAATTGGATTAGCAACGCCCCTACAAGCACAGCGCAACAAGTAAACAGCATTACCCATGTGGGTACTTTAGCTACTGTTACTACCAATGTGGCTCATGGTTTGGTTACAGGCAACCAAATTGTAATGTCAGGGGTTACACCTGCTGCATATAACGGTACTTTTATTATTACTGTTACAGACGCAACACATTTTACTTATGTGATGGCTACAACGCCAGCAACTAACTCTACAGCTAACGGTACTGCGTTTGCAATTACCTCTATTACCAATACAGGCACAGGCGCTTTAGTTACTACGGCTGCTGCCCATAATTTGTACACAGGCAACATTATTACGGTTGCTGGTGCTACACCAAGTCAATATAACGGTACTTTTGCTATTACACGCCAAAGTGCTACGACTTTTACTTATGCCTTAATAAGCAACCCAGGTGGTAATGCTTCTGTTGTAGGTACTTATAGCGTAGCAGTTGCGGCGCTTAGTACTATTAGCAATACAGGCACTACAGCTAATGCAGTTACAGCCACAAATCATGGTTTATTTACTGGTAATCAAATAACCATTACTGGTTGCACGCCTTCCGACTACAACGGTACTTTTATTATTACAAAGTTAAGTGATACTCAATTTAGCTATGTAATGGCCACAACACCAGCAACAGTAGCTACCGTTGTTGGTTCTTATGTAGTAGTTGCCCAAACCATTAGCAGTAATGTGCAAACAGGTATTGTTGCCAAGCTGCAAGCTGCTGCAAACCATGATTTAGAAACAGGTGATGTAGTTACCATTTCTGGCGCTGTGCCTTCTGCATATAACGGCACATACAATGTTATTGTTATTAGTGCTAGTCAATTTAGTTACATTATGGCTTCATCGCCTGTTACTGGCGCTACAACCACAGGAACTTATGCTACTTACCAAGGTACTTATAGTATTAATTTTGCTATTACTGGCGTAAATTCAAACAGGTTTATTAATGTAAATTTGTTTAAAAACCGTTTATATTTCACTGAAGAACAAACCATGAAGGTGTGGTATTTACCAGTAAATTCTATTGCTGGTGAAGCGCAACCCCTTGATTTTGGTGGAATTGCTCGTAATGGTGGTTTTATTCAAGGTATGGCTACTTGGACTATTGACGCTGGACAAGGTGCTGACGATTACGCTGTTTTTGTTACCAATATGGGTGAGGTTATTGTTTATAACGGTACAGACCCTAGCACCGCAGCTACATGGGCTTTAAAAGGTGTATGGCAATTAGGTTATGTATTTAGCCGTAGATGCTTTTATAAGTTTGCTGGCGACATTTTATTACTTACCCAAGATGGTTTAGTGCCTTTGGCTTCTGCATTGCAGTCAAGCCGCCTAGACCCTAGGGTAAACCTTACCGATAAGATTTACTACGCTATTTCTCAAGCTGCTACGCTATATTCAATTAATTTTGGATGGCAAATTGCTTATTATGCAAGCCAAAATATGTTAATTATTAATGTGCCAATTAGCTCTGGTACTCAGCAATTTGTAATGAATACCATTTCTAAGGCATGGGCAAGCTTTAGTGGCTTTAACGCTCAATGTTGGGAATTGTCTAATGACCAAATGTACTTTGGTGCAACAGGCTATATAGGACACTTTTGGAACGCTTATTCAGATAATGGTAGCAATATTAATGCTGATATACAGCAAGCTTATAGTTACTTTGACGCTAGAGGCCAGTTAAAGCGTTTTACTATGATTAGGCCTATATTCCAGACAGACAATGGAATACCTGGCGTATTGGCTGGTATAAATGTGGACTTTGCTACCCAAAATGACCTTGGTACTGTGTCATTTAACGCACAAAACGCTGCTATTGGCTCATGGGATAACGCTATTTGGGATGAGTCCCAATGGGGTGGTGCTTTGTCTATTACTAAGTCATGGCAAGGCGTTACAGGTTTAGGCTATTCAGGTGGCGTGGTTATGAAAATAGCCTCCCAAGGTATTGATGTGCATTGGGCTTCTACAGATTATGTAATGGAGCGCGGAGGGGTTCTTTGAGGCAAGTTGTTACTGCTGACCAAGACTATATGCGGTCTTGGCTTAGTAATAAATTGGGTGAGAAATTGCCAGAAAATACTACCTGTATTGGGCAAGAAAAAGACGGTAATTTAATAGCAGTAATTGGGTATTGTGGTTTTAGGGCTAAATCGTGTTTAATGCACGTGGCAGCCATAGATGAAAATTGGATTAGTAAAGACTTGTTATGGGCAACCTTTGATTATCCCTTTAATAAACTAGGAGTTAGCGTTATACTTGCAACAGTTTCCTCTAATAATAAGGAAGCGTTAAAGTTAGACCGACACCTTGGTTTTGTAGATAAAGCGTATATCGAAGATGCCCACGAAGATGGGGATTTGGTGATATTAGCAATGAGGCGTGAAAATTGTCGATGGCTCGACATTAAAACGACTCTAAAAGGAGCATGATATGGGTGGCGGTGGAGGAATATTAGGTGGTATTACAAATGCGTTGTTTGGCAGTCCTCAGACTGTAGCAACGCCTGACTATACAGGTGCAGCGCAACAAACTGCTGCGGCTAATGCGGCTAATAACCGTATTAATCAAAATACTCCTTATGGTGGCTCACAATACCAACAAACTGGTACTGACCAGTATGGTAACCCTACTTATACAATAAATACAACTGCTGCGCCATTTGTGCAAAATGCTATTAATGCCCAAGGTGGGCAATTAATGTCTTATGGAAACCCATTCCAATCTCCTACATTTAATAGCGCTGGCGATATGCCAAATATGAACTATTACGGTTCACGCTTAAATCAACAACAATTTAACCCTGCAACACAGCTTTTGCCTTTACCTGCATACGATGTCAATACCAAAATTGACCAATCTCAATTGCCGACTTATGGAATTAACCCTGGTCAAAGCTATAGCGATGCCATTATGCAACGCTTACAGCCACAACAAGCACAAGACCAACAATCAATGCAAGCGCAATTAGCTAATCAAGGAGTTGTTCCTGGTACAGAAGCTTACAGCAATGCAATGCGTGTGTTTAATCAAGGTCAAAATGACGCAAGAACTAGCGCTATTGTTGGTGGTATGCAAACTGGCTTACAAGCTAATCAACAAGCTTACGGTCAGCAAGTTGGTCAAATTGGACTTAACCTTCAAGGTAACGAACAAGCATTTACTCAACCATTGCGTACCAATGTGCAAAACATGGGTGCTAATGAACTTGCATATAACCAACAATACCAAAACCAAGGTCTTGGTATGCAAGCGCAAAATCAAGCATTTAATCAAGCTATGGCTAAATATTTGTTGCCATTACAAGTTGCTGGTGGTTTAAAAGGATTGTCTGCTCCTACTTATGCACCTACAAATACGGTTGCTGGTACTGATTATTTAAGCGCTATGGGACTTACACAACAAGGTAATGTAGCTTCTGCTAATGCTAATAATGCTTACAATAATTCACTAATGGGCGGATTGTTTACATTAGGGGCTGGTGCATTAGCTTCACCTGCTGGCACACTTAGCAAAATATTTAAGTTTTAAGGATTAACATGGCAAACGATATTTCGCAATTATTAGCTAACCCAGAAATGTTGGGTTATGAGCGTCAACGCCAAATGGCTCAAGCGCTTCTTAAACAAGGAATGACAACACCACAAGCACAAATTGTTGGTGACCGTTATGTGCCTGTAAATCCAATGCAATATCTTGGAAATTTGTTTAATGTATATGCAGGTCAAAAAGGTTTAGAGTCTGCTGACGAACAAGAATTGGCATTGGCAAAAGCATTGCGTCAAAAAGATTTAGAAGATTTGCAAGCTGGTATGCAAACTTACCAAGGTACACCACAAAGAACAACAGAATTAGCTGGCCCTGCTTACCAAGGTATTGCTCCTACTGCTGTTATGCCAGCACAAGAACCTAACCGTCAAGCTGCTATGGCTCAATTACTTGCTTCCACAGGGCCAAAATCTTCTGCTTTGGGCGCTAAATTGTATGAGCAAATGTTTAAAGAGCCTAAATGGGAAAAATCTGAATTACCAGACGCTAATGGCAATGTAAAAATTGGTTGGGTTAATGTTAATTCTCCAAACCCACTTTCTACATTTATATTGGGTGGCACAAAACCTGATGTTGAACAAGCTAAAGGACAATATGAAGGTTATTTACCTCAAGGTAATGCTTTTGGTTCTAATTCAATAGCTGGTAATAGTTCATTTGCCCCTGCAATGGCTAAAGTATTAAGATTTGAAGGTGATGCTTTTGTAGAAAAAGATGGTTTGTCTGGCGCACCTGCTAAGTTTGGTATTAACCAAAAATACAACCCAGACATTGATGTTAAAAACCTTACAAAACCACAAGCTGAAGCTATTTATAAAACACGCTATTGGGATGCTATTGGTGGTGATAATTTACCTCCTAAAACTGCTGAAATTGCATTTGACGCAGCCGTTAACCAAGGCCCAGCATACGCTAAAGACCTTATTGCTAAAACTGGTGGCGACCCTGCAAAAATGCTTGCTCAAAGAGCGCAAGACTATGCAGCTATTGTGCAAAATAACCCAGCACAAGCTAAATATTTACCTAGCTGGATGAACCGTGTAAACACTTTGGCACAAGATGTCAATGCAGGTAATACACCTTCTGCACAAGCATTAAATACGGCTAATTTGTCACCAAAAGCATTGGCTCAAATTGCTCAAGAAACAGCCAAAACACAAATGGAAACAGAGCAAACCAATGTTAAAAGCGCTAAAGATGTATTTAGCGTAACTAAAGAAATAGCAACATTGTTACCACAAGCTCATGGAAGTGGAATTGGTAATTTAATAGGTGGTGCAGCCAATTTTGTTGGTCTTGAAACAGAAGCAAATAAAGCTGACGCACAGTTAAAAGTGCTCGGCTCTAAGATTTTAATGAATACTCCACGCTTTCAAGGCCCTCAATCTGACAAAGATGTGGCGGTTTATAAAGAAGCAGCAGGACAAATTGGTGACCCAAGTATTCCAGCAGGTGTGCGAATGGCAGCATTAAGCACTATTGTTGATATAAACAAAAAGTATGCCCCTAATTTGGATTGGGACTCTGTTTTGCCAAAATCAAAAACTGGAAAACCTAGTAAAGTTGTTAACTTTAACGATTTGCCATAAGGACTATTATGGATGTATTAATGCCAGATGGCACTCTTGTTAAAGATGTACCTGAAGGAATAACTAAAGCTCAATTACAAGCTAAGTTATCAGGCGTTTCTGCACCTGGAAACGGTAACATTATTAATACTGATGTGCCTACAGTTGTTGGTGAACGCCCTAATGCTGTAAACCCACAACCAATGCAACAACCATCAACTATGATGGAAAAAGTTAAAGCTTTGTATGAAGTCCCAACAACTATTGTTAGTGAAGCTATTAGACAACCTATGGCGCAAGCCTATGGTATTGCTAGAAGTATTCCTGAAGCTATTGCTACAGGTCAAGAACCAGCACAATTAGGTCAAAAATACACACAACAAGCATTGCAAAATATTCCACAATATCAACCTACTTCCCCTGTTACTCAAGAAGCTTTAGGTGCTATTGGTGGTGCTATAGAAACAGCTAAATTACCTTCTTATATTGGTAATATTGGCGCTATTCCTTCATTTACACAAGCAGCGCAAGGTGGCAGACCTGTAGTTAATAGCATGGCTAACGCATTACGCAATGAAGCTGGAATGATTGGCGAGGCAGTACAGCCAGCCATTAATAAAGTTTCTGAATTTGCAAAACCAGCAGTTAATAAAGTTGCAGAAGCATTGCGTAGTGAACCTAGAATTGACATTGCTGGAATTGGTAAGGCAGCCCCTTCAGCAGAAGAATTAGCGGCTCAATCAAGCAATTTGTTTAAAGTAGCAAAAGAGTCTGGCGTTGAATTAAATGCTAAAGATTTTTCTACTAACATGGCTGGCATAGGTAAAGAATTGCGTAATGAAGGTTATGACCCTAGGTTATACCCTAAATTGGCAGTAGCTTTAGACGAAATGACTCAAGTTGGAATACCAAAAGACTTTAATGAATTGAGCACTTTGCGTAAATTTATACAAAGCGCACAAAAAAGTGTTGACCCTAATGAAAAGCGTTTGGCAACTATTCTTAAAGATGAGTTTGACACCTATGTTTCAACTATTCCTGCTTCATCCGTTGTTAGTGGAAGCAAAGAAGGTTTAGACGCTTGGAAAAAAGCTAGAGATACTTATGCAAAAATGAGTAAATCTGAAATATTTACAGATATGCTTGAAATAGCTGATTTAGAAAAAACACAATTTAGTGCCTCTGGCGCAGAAAATTCATTGTCAAAACAATTACGCAACTTAGCTAAAAATGAAAAGAAAATGCGTTTGTTTACTGCTGATGAACAAGCCGCAATTAAACAAGCTGCTAAAGGCACTAGCACACAAAATATGTTGCGTATTTTTGGTAAATTTGCCCCCACAAGTTCTGTAAGTACAATCTTACCTTTGTTAGCTACTTCTGTAAGTGGCCCTGCTGGTCTTGCTATGACTGCTGGCGCTATGGGTTCAAGAATAGCGGCAACAAAAATGAGAAAAACTGACATTAACCAATTAGCAGCAATGATGAGAGCAGGAAAAGGACAATAAAATGAGCAGAAACGGTAGCGGTACTTATTCATTGCCAGTAGGCAACCCTGTAATAACAGGTACAACTATTAGCTCTACATGGGCTAATAACACTCTTACAGACATTGCTAACGCATTGACAGGTTCATTAGCGGCAGACGGTCAAACAACCGCTTCTGGCAACCTTAATATGGGTACTAACAAGATTATTAACCTTGCTGACCCTACAAATGCTCAAGACGGTGCTACTAAATACTATGTAGACCAACTTATTGCTGCTTTAGGGACAATGGCTTACCAAAATGCCAACTTAGTAGCCATTACTGGTGGTGCTATTTCCAATGTGGATTTAAATTTAAGCGCAAAAACCAATGAAGTTTATTTGCCAAAAGGCCCTACATCATTGCGTACCGCTTCACCTGTTACTGGTATATTGCGCTACAACACTACAGAAAGCTATTACGAAGGCTATACAGGTGGAGTTTGGGTTAGGTTTCAAACTTACCCACAAGGTGCATATACTTTCACTTACCTTATCATAGCTGGCGGTGGCGCTGGTGGTTATGTTAATAGTTTTGGCGGTGGTGGCGGTGGCGGTGGATTTATTAATAGTTCATTGTCAGTTAACGCAGGCACTACTTACACAATGGTAGTTGGTGGAGGTGGTACTGGTATTGGTGGTGCAGGTACTAATTCTTCTATTACAGGCGTTGCTATAGCTTCTGGCGGTGGCGCAGGTGGTCAAGCTGGTAGCTATGTTAGCGGTGGTAATGGCTATGCAGGGGCTTCTGGCGGTGGCGGTGGTTCTGCTGATGGCGCTTCACCTGGCGCAGGTGGCGCAGGTGTTTCAGGACAAGGAAATACTGGTGGTAATGGCGCAACATTCTCAGGCGGTGGCGGAGGCGGAGGCGGGGCAACTGGTGGCAACGCAGCAGGAAATGCGGGTGGTGCTGGTGGTATTGGTCATTTAAATACCATAACTGGTAGCGCTGCCTATTATGGCGGTGGCGGTGGTGGTGGCGGTAGTACGGCTGGTACTGGTGGCTCTGGAGGTGGTGGTAACTACTTATCAAACGGCAGCATTAATACTGGCGGTGGCGCAGGTGCTGGCGTTACTAATGGTGGTTCAGGCGTAATTATTTTGTCTGTCCCTACTGTTAACTATAGTGGTACTGTTACTGGTGGCCCAACTGTTACTGTTTCTGGCGCAAACACTATTCTTAAATTTACATCTTCTGGTACTTATACGGCTTAAAGGAATACTATGTTTATTGTTACTTGGTTATTTGACAAAATGGGCTATATTCCCAAAATTACTGTAGATACTGCATGGTCTTTTCCTATTGCCAAAAAAGCTACAACTATTGCTAAAAAGCCAACAGTAAAAAAAACAACAGTTCGCAAAAAGAAAGCATAGTATGGCTGACCTCGAAAATTTTGATATGTTTAAATTTGGTGGTCTGGTTAATCAGGTTGAAAATTTGCAAGCAAAAGTAGACTCTATGGATAGGGACATTAAAGAATTACTTGAATTGGCTAATAAGTCAAAAGGTTCTTTGTGGGCTTTAATGGGTGTAGCTTCATTAGTTGGTGGTTTTGTTGCTTATATAACAAATTTGTTATTTCATAAATGAGGCGAACAACTAGGGGTGTTATGCACTCCAAGACAATGTGGTTTTCCCTTGCATTAGTAGTGCTAGGAGTGGTTTATGATAATTTTAGTTATGTTGAAAATATTATTGACCCTCGTTTGTATGGCGTACTTCTTATTTTTATTGGTATTGTTGTTGCTGTGCTTAGATTTGTAACCACACTTCCATTGGATGAAAAATAATGTTTCCATTACCTTTTAGTGCTTATATTTACATTGCTTTAACTGTTGCCGCAATAGGCGGTATAGGCTATGGTAAATATGAGTCTGTAAAATATGATAGTTATGTAGCTAAAGCAGAATTAGCCGCAAAAGAACAAGAAATGAAAAATGTGGCGAAAGCCAAAGAAGCTAACCAAGTAACTGAAAAGGTCAAAAATGATTACGAAAACAAGCTTGCTCTTATTAAGCATACTTATGGTGGGATGCGCCTCTCCAGTAGCGGTGAAACAGGCTCAATTTCCTACTCCACCAGCGCAACTGATGGCACAGCCTCCGACCCTAAATTTATTGAAAAATGTGCAATAACCACACAACAACTTGTTTCATTGCAAGCATGGTTAAATGAACAAATAGGCATTTTTAATGCAAGGTAATTTTAAAGAGTGTTTGGAGTTAGTTTTAAAGTCCGAAGGTGGTTGGGTTAATAATCTTAAAGACCCTGGCGGTGAAACCAATTTAGGCGTTACTAAGGCTGTTTGGGAAGAATGGGTAGGTCACCCTGTAGAGTCCCTTAAAAAGCTTACCAAAGACGATGTAGCACCTTTATATGAACAAAAATATTGGAGGCCTTGCTATGGAGAAGTATTACCTAGGGGACTCGACTTTATTGTGTTTTCAATGGGAGTTAACGCAGGGCCAGGCAGAAGTATTAAATTGCTTCAATCAGCTATTGGATGTGTACCTGACGGAATTATTGGCCCAACAACAAGAGGACTTATTTCCTCCAGTAATATTGCAACTCTTATCGCAAAATTCTCAGAAACTAGGCGAGAATATTACCGTACATTAAAAACCTTCCCCATATTTGGGAAAGGTTGGCTTAATAGAGTAGACAGAGAAGAATTAGAAGCTATTGAAATGACTAAGCACTCTTGAGCCTTTATTAAGCTGTCCTAAAGGCGTTTCTAGGCGTTTTACACGGTTGTCTGGGTGACATACCCATTTATTTCCCATGCGCTTTATCATAGCCTTAGAATTGGCTGCATTTTGCTTTATTAATAATTCATACATTGGATAGCTAAAGCGCCCAGCTTCAATCATTTGTTTTAATAAACTCTTGTCGTTCTTTGTCATGGTTTTCCCCTATAGTAATTTCACCACCATTAACATTAATAGTGTATGACCCATCTTTTTCTTTAATTATTACAAAATCATTCATCCGCAAGTCCTTATCCATATACCGCTTGCTTTTTGCATAACGCAACCGCCAACCATTTGGTTTTGCTCATACGGCTCTTTTACACATTCTTTTATTTCAGCAACAGGCTGTGGCGTAGGCATACTTAAAGACACAATTAAACCAACAGCTAATAGCACTATTACAATATTTTTAATCATTTTTTTCCCTTTTTTTGATTTTTATTTTGCTCAATATACTCACGCAAAATGCTAATAATCCCAGCTTCTACCAATATTCCAAGTCCTTCAGCGTCAAAATGCACTAATGCGTCTGCGCTGCCGTCTTTATGCTCTTTAATTATCTCTACTTGAATGTTCATTTCTCTTGTGCCTTTCTTAGTATTGCTCTAGCAAAAACTCTAGCATCGTATTCTTCGCTGTATGTTTCTTCAATGTTTCCCCAAACTTCAATGATTTCCTCATCTGTTAGTGTCTTTGCTGGATGGGTGTAGAGTGGTGTGCCAACCTTTAAAACAGTACCAACCAATACAGGGTCAAATTGTCTTACGCCTGTTACAAAAGCTACTGGTTCATTATTCATAATTTCCCCATTTCTTCTTTCATTTTCATAGATTTAAGGTAATTTCTTAAAGCCTTGTCATCTTCATTAAATATTTTGTTGTAAAGCTGACCAGTAGGAATTCTAGGAATGTCTGGTTTAAAAGTGCCGTGCAACATAAAAGAAGAAAAGGCCCTACAAGCTAATTCGTATTGTTTGCACCTTTGCGCCCATTCACAGTCGTCACATGGGCTTATTTCATTTAATTCCATTACGCCCTTTTTGTGCGTAAAGTTCTTCGTCAAATTTATGCCAAAAGTCTAATTCATTAACCATTTCGGTTATGTCGTGGTCGCCAATGTAAGCGTATTCAATGTGACCGTTATAACCACGCAATTCAATGGTGGTGTTGCCAAAAACTACATTACCAACTAAATGTCCGTCTTTCATATTTTTCCCCTTTTGAAAAGTTTAATTTATTAAAAATTCATGCAGTTTGTTATAAGTGTTTACCCTAGCTTTTGCACAAATACGACAACTTTACAATAAACACAAAAAACTTTACATTAAACCCAAAAAACTTTACAAAAATGGGCTGTATTTGGCAGTTATTACGAATGGGCGAGAAAGCCGTAAAATTACCCAATTACTGCATCCTACATTGACGGCTTAACGCCCTAAAAAATAAGGTGGGGGCGGTCTGCACGGACAGACTTGGTAGATGGAAGGGGAAACCATCTCGCCCCCGTTGTTAGTTTAAACCATTCTTTAGTTTGTATATTTTAAGAAGGGCCAAAAACATTTCATAGCCATCTCTAAGGTCTTGCTCGCTATGCTCATATATTGCTACTTCCCCAGTAGTGCCATTTATGTATACATTGGCGCACCGTGCAGAGGGCGCTAAAACTTCTCTATAGGCTGCAAGCTGTAGTGTATGCTCTAGGTAGGGTGTTTGTTCACCAGGGGATTTTTCCGTGGTCTTAAAGTCAATTACTACCCCAGAAAAGTCATGGCGTGGTTTACAGTACAAATCGCACTTACCACCATAGCCTTCTTGGGCGTTGACCAAACTTTGTTCGGGTATCCAGAATTGAGCGCCAAAATGGGCCGTTATAGCCTTGTCTACAGTAATTACATAGGAAGGTGACTCAGGTATAAATTCGTTGTTATAGAAGCTCTCTATCCAATCATGAATAGCAGTGCCTCTGTCCATTGCTTCTCTAGATTTAGACTTAGAAAGCTCTAATATTCTGGCAATGTAGTCCTTTTCTTCTTCCCCATCTTGTTTAGGGTTTTCAGCAGCAGCTTTAATGGCCTCTGTTTGAAACCATGTATTTAATCCATTTTTAGCTAATTGCCCATTTATGGTGGACACAGAAGGGACTAAAGTACCTGGTGCTGATTTAGCGTCACGCAAAGTAGTGTTGCGTTCTTTACCATTTTTACCAATGGTGGTATACCTTGGTTCGCCTGTTTTGGCGCAATACCAATGCTCACTCATATTTTCCCCTTTTACTGCATTAATTAAGTAATTCTAGTATAGCTTCTCTGTCTATTGGTGTAGCACAACAATCCGCACAAGTTTGAATGACCTCACGAATAACAGCAGCTAAGTCATTTACTTCAAATGCTATTAATTGTCTTTCTTCATCAACCCCAAAAGGTTCAGTAGAAATTATAGCTTTATCACCAATAACATCTCGTATTTGACTTAGCATAGTCATCTCCTAAAAAGGTACATTGTCATCAATAAAGTTATTTTTAGGTAACTCATCGCTACCAGCTTCTTTAAAACCTAAAGGTGTTTTTTCTTTGCCGATTGAAATGCTAAAAAACTTGCCTTTTTTGCCTTCTTTAACCCAACCCGAAAGCCAATGCTCTTTACCATTAACCATAACTGTACCCGTGTAATCAGGGTGGTTTTCAGTCGTCTTACGGTCATTTTTAAATAGTGAACCGCTACCTTCTTTTGGTATGTAAGCCATGTCATTTCCTTTAAATGTCTATTGATTTAACTACTGGTTTATTTACTGGTTTATTTGTTGCGGCTACAGAATTATTGCCGTCATCATCTGCTTGCACAATTCCGCAAAATCCAGCTAAAGAAATTCTTCGCATATAAGTCACCGCAGAGGCACAACCATGACTGTCTGCTTTAGTTACAGGCAAAGACATTTCTTGCTCAATCCATTCACCAGAGTTATGGCACAAGCGTGTTATTAACCACATGCGGCCCTCGAAAAAGTTTCCAGGCATTTGTATAACACTAAGACCGTTTGCAGCCAATAAACTGCGACAAGCACCCCAAACAGACTCCAAATCAGCGTAAGTAGATTTGAAGAAAGGATTTGCCGAGTCTTTTTTAGCATAAGTGAGCTCCCCTTGAACTTTAGACAATGCAGTTGCTAATTCTTTAATAGAGTCAGATTGAGGCATTTGAACCTCCAAAGACATTACCAAAGTCGTTAAAAACTTCTTGCAACAAAACATTGTGTTTGTTGTTGGGTTTACCGCAAGCTGCACGAATTACATCTATATCATCCTGTGATATATCTGTACCAAACTCCATGTTGTTTAACGCTATTTCTAAGCGTTCTTCCATTTCCATCATTACTTGTGCCATTTCATCCATGTTATTTCTCCCTTTGGCGCATAGCAAAATTGCTATATAAATACTTTAACACAAGTAAATATAAAAAGTAAAGTCTATGCAAATAAACAACAATTAGGTTAAACTGCGTTAATGGACACTAAATTAAAACTAACCGACACCGCTATTATTGACCTACTAGGTGGTACAGCAAAGGTAGCAAGAATGTGCAAAATAGACCCAGCAGCCGTTTCTAATTGGCGCATTAGGGGAATACCAGCCGATAAATATATGTTTTTGGGCGCAAGAATAGAAAAAGAAAGTCATGGTTTAGTAACTAGGCAAGACTTATTTCCTACTAGCTTTTGGCTAATATGGCCTGAGTTGCTTAAAAACAACGCATTTGGCAAACAAAATGAAACTGAGTAATGTAACTATTTGCGCTATAGACTCAGCACAACCTGAATTAGCTAAAAAAGCCATAGAAAGAAGCAAACGACACATTAAATTTGGTGGTGAATTGTTTATTGACCACATGAGTATTAATAGCAAACAAGCCTATAGCAAATTTATGCTTCAAGAGTTGCATAAATACATCCATACGGAGTTTGTTTTGGTAGTGCAATGGGATGGGTGGGTAATTGACGCAAGCGCTTGGCAACCCCAATTTTTAGATTATGACTACATAGGCGCAGTATGGCCTTGGCATCCTGAAGGGTTGCGTGTTGGCAATGGAGGGTTTTCCCTTAGAAGTAAACGACTTTTAGAGTTGACTGCAGAACCAAAGTTTGTATATAAAGACTTAAATGAAGATGACCTTATTTGCCATGTAAATAGGGACTACCTTGTAAGCAATGGAATTAAATTTGCGCCAGAAGAATTAGCAAGGTATTTTTCTTATGAAAGAGAAATGTCAAACTTGCAAACCTTTGGCTTTCATGGGGAATTCCACATGGGCAAATACTTGTAGTAAACTAACTGTCCTATTTCGAGGCTCTAACGACATACCAGGGAATAGGGAATTACAGCGCTACTGGGGGTAATGGTTGAAACAGCGCAATATAGGTGGCGAAGATAGTGCCTATACCATGCAAGACTGTCGGGTGATGCGATTCCTCAATGGAAGCATTTGAAGGCAAACCTAGGTAGGCTAGGTGTGCTCAAACCTCTTGGAAGTGGTTTTTCTACAACTAAGTATAAATACTAGTGGATTACTTATAGACTATTGGGCAAACTATAAGTACTCAATAACGAGTAAACATTTAAGGGGATTTAAATGAAAGATATATTAGGCGCTTGTTTGTTAGGTGCAATACTAGGTGGTATGTTTGCTTATGGCGTACCAGCAAAAGCACAAACTTACCCAATGACTGATGCTCGTGGTTACAATGTTGGCTCAGTCCAAATTCAAGGCAACACCGCCCAGTTTGTAAACCCTATGGGTTACACAACACAAAGGGCTACTATTTACCCAAACCAAGTTGTATTTACCACGCCAAACGGCATTACTACAAATGTAGTAGGCACAACTGGTTATACAATACCACCAAGCCCATTAGCACCTCCTAGCCCAATGGTATTGCAATGAGTTTTACAATCATGCAGCATGACGGCATGAAAGTTATTCAATGGTTTTTTAGCA